CAGGGTCGACCACACGACCCAACGAAACTGGCTTTCGTGGTGTAACCCTAGTACGACTGGGTGGCTGACGTTCCTTATCCCAGTTGTGTGGAATATTCCTATCCCAGAAATATTCAGTTGAATCGACCTGCGTGCAGACAATCTTTTTGCACTGCAAAAAGTTGTTTGACTACGCATTTCAACTGAATACCAATTTCTGGGAAGCCTACGGCAATTTCTCGGTGTCCTTTACCGAGAAACAATTTTCTATCCCCCCTGTGATGCTGAATGTATGCGAAGCATATCGTGATTTTGGTTGGTAGGTTGACAAGTAGAAAATAGAGGTTTACTATCGTGACGACATGAGTATGTTACCTAAACCAAAATCAGATATCTCACCCAAAGCCAAGGCACTTGTGGATATACTTGTATCTGAAGGATGTTCTATCAAAGAAGCTTCAGAACGTGCAGGATACAAGGGAACAAGTGCCAGAGTAAGTGGTCATCGCCAGCTACAGAAACCAGAAGTACAAGAGTACTTACAACAAAGAGTTATGTTGGCTTTGGGTACACATTCAGCAAAGGCAGTATCTAAGTTGCTACACCTATCCCAAGCAAGTAAGAGTGAGTATGTCCAGCTAGAAGCAAGTAAAGATATTCTAGATAGAGCAGGTTATAAAGCACCAGACAAGCACCAACATTTAGTCGCTGGACAATTCTCTATAAACATCGACTTGGGATAGGAGAGCAACTTTTTTACAGGGGGGTTAGAAAATCTAATGTGCAATCCTACAAGAAGTCCTTTACACGCATTATTTTTTTTAAAAGCTTTTCAATAATTTTTTTTTCTGTTAAGGTGCTTTAAAAGGAGTTTATTATGGCAGGTCCACTTATTGGTTTAGCAGCAAGGAAAGTTATTTCACTACTTGGTCGTAGTGCTAAAAATTTAAAGCTAGACAAAAAATTAAGAAAACAATTTCTTCAAACCAAAAAAGGTTTTGAAGATAACCTATTTAAACTTTATAAAAGAAAAAGACAAGGGGAAAAAGAAGTTAAAACCAAAAAAGGATTTAAGGTAGATATGGAAACAGCCATTCAGTTTACTAAAGGTGAAGCAAAAAAAGCTGATGACTATGCCAAGGCTTTACAAAAAGGTATTAGCAAAAGACAAAAACATTTACGTAAAATGAGAAAAACTCATGAAGCAGGTGGCGTAAAACAAAAATCATTAGCAGAACGTTTTCCTGATGTAGAAATGATGCAGTTAAAAAAAGGTGAGATGATGTTAATTAAATCAGGAAGAAAAAAGAAATGAAATCTCCTGCATGGACAAGAAAAGAAGGTAAAAATCCAAAGGGTGGTTTAAACGCTAAAGGTAGAGCATCTTACAAGCAAGGTACATTGAAACCACCAGTTAAATCAGGGGACAATCCACGTAGAGCATCCTTTCTTGCACGTATGGGAAACATGCCTGGACCTGAATATAAAAATGGAAAACCCACACGTCTGTTGTTAAGCTTACGTGCCTGGGGTGCAAGTAGTAAAGCTGATGCTAGAGCAAAGGCAAAAAAAATATCAGCAAGATTGAAAGCAAAAAAAGATAGACAAAAGAAAAAAACTTGAGTAGTATTTTTCATTATGCCAGGAACATACAAAAAACCTAAGAAAATGAAGAAGCCACCTAAACCTAAGAAAGTTAGGAAAGGAGCTTACTAATGGCATCCGAAATTAGAATAAGAGAGCAAGTACAAGCAGGTGCAGCAGAAAGAGAAAGAAGACGTAAAAAGTTTGAAGCTGAAAAAAAAGCTAGACGACAAGCCAGTCAAATAGCTAAAAATAAACAAAGATTAAAAGATGCAAAAGCAAGATTAAATGCTTTAATGAATCCTAAATCTGCTAAAGATAGAAAAGAATCTAAAACTAATTTAGGTGAAATAAGAAGATTAAAAGCATTTATTGCTGCATTACAAACAAGACTTGGTTTAAAAAAAGAAGCACCGAAAAAAGAAACAAGCAAAAGCACAGGTAGTCCTGTTGCTCCAGAAAGAGGAAAAGGTGTTGATGATGCTGGTCCAGTAGGACAAGAAGCAAGACGTGATAAATCTAAAGATAAAAAATCTAAACTTAAAAAAGTAGAATCTAAAAAGAAAGAAACCACAAAGAAAGAAACAGAAGCAAAATCTAAAAAAATGTCAGGAGTTAGAAAGTCAGACATGATGGGTGGAAATGAAGGTTCAATGATGCCATTGGGTGCAGAAAAAGAAAAAAAGAAAAAGAAACCTACGTTGATGGGACGTGACCCATATGGTACAAGAATATACAAAGGACGTAAAATTAACTACGGACAAAGGTAATGCCACGTAAAAAAGTTATTGTAGAAGATAATCAAATTGTTGCAGAAATCCCAATGGAAAAAGACCCACGCATTGTTAAAAATCAAAAACGTGCTGATGTTATTGTTGAAAATCATCAAAGAAGTATTAGAGAGCATAAACAAAAAGCTTTTGATACCTATGTTGCCATGAAAATAAATAAAGGTCATACTAAGGAACAGTCAGAAGCTATGGCTAGAAAAATTATTTATGGAGAAGATTTATGAAAGGAGTACCCCATTATACTAAAGATGGAACATTGTTTTCTGGTAAAACTCATAAGATGAAAGATGGTGCTTTGCATAGTGGTGCAACACATACGAAAGCAAGTAAACCTTTATTTCATTTTAAAGAACTGCCAAAAAAAGTACAGAAACGTATTCTTGTACAGCATCTTAAAAATAAAGCTAAGATGAAACAAAGCTAATGAGTACAGCAACAAAATCCAACCCTACTCTTTGGAAACGTATTGTAGCTCGTATTAAAGCTCAAGCATCGCATGGCACTAGAGCAGGTCAATGGAGTGGACGAAAAGCCCAAGCAGCAGTCAAAGCCTACAAAAAAGCAGGGGGTGGTTATAGTGGTGCAAAGAAATCTAGTAATAAATTATCTAAGTGGTCTAAACAAAAATGGAGAACTAAGTCAGGTAAAAAATCTTCAGAAACAGGTGAAAGATATTTACCAGAGAAAGCTATTAAGAATTTATCTGCCAAGGAGTACGCTAAAACAACAGCCAAGAAAAGAAAAGACAAAGCAGCAGGAAAACAATTTAGTAAACAACCTACTAAAATAGCAGCAAAGACAAAAAAATATAGGACTTGAAATGAGTAAATCAGCTAAATATCGAAAAGACCAATGGCACAAACTACGTCTTGTCGTTAAAACACAGCATATGAAAGATTACCCAAAAGAGTTTGTTACTGATATGGAAGCTGATAGAATTTTAGATTCTTTATCACCATCAGCTTTGGAAAAGCTTTATGAACTTGCAGTAAAATATGACATCACTAGATTATAAATCTCCAGGACCTGTATGTAGTGCATTTCTAAAAGATGATAGTTTTTTTCGTGGATTACGTGGACCTGTAGGTAGTGGCAAATCAGTATCTTGTTGTATTGAAATATTGCGTAGAGCATTGATGCAACAACCAAGTGAAGATGGTAAACGTAAAAGCAGATGGGCAGTTGTAAGAAATACTA